CAAAGACATATTGACTTCTACGAGCATTCTCTGCCGATAGGGACAGTGCAATCGTGGATTGGGTTAGATTGGTCACATAATAAGATTGACCGGTGCTGAGACCTGCTACAGGCGATCCTGCTACACTAGGATTGTATAAAACAATGTCACCATTCTGTAAATTGTGATCTGGTATATTAATTACTTGGGATCTTGTTGAAATTCCAGAAGTACTGAAGTTTCTAATCCTTTTTTGTACATCAATCGAATAGTGAGGTAAACTATTTGATGCTACAACAACAGTGTCACCTTGAGCGTAAGTATTTTGAATATTTGCAACGTTACCTTTTTGTTTCTGTAATTTTGCTTGTATGTGATATTGTTTACCCGCTAAAAGAGATGGTGCACTGATGTACACAACCTGATCATTCAATATACCCGTGATTGTACCGTCTTGTTCCTGACCATCAGCGTCAATGACAGATATAAGTTGCCCAGTTTTATAATAGTGCTTCGCAGTCAATATAAGTTCAAAGTTTCCTGCAGATATTGTCTTGAAATCTTTTACAACGTGTTTTGTTGCAATATTTTCTAACCACTCACTATATCTAAGGTCTGTCTTTTTGACACCAAGAGTTTTGATATTATATTCGCTACCTTTTTGCTGAAGGATACCTGTTCCTTCAAAACCAACAATAGAATTCAGAATTGTAAGTTGTGTAGGTCTTGAAACGTTATTATTCTGATATGCGATTGCTGTCTCACCCTGATCTACTGCTGCACCTATACTTGCGGTGCCAACACCAGTTACATTCAAAAATTCTGTTAGAGTTTTATCAGTATAATCAAATTTACTATTTCCTATAGTGAAAGAGGACGATTTAGCAAATCCAACTGTAGAGTCTACGTATACAACAGTGTCTCCTCTTGCAATTTTAGATGTAACGTGAGTTCTATGTACTGGTTTGAATGATCCTATGATTGTATCAGAAGATAATCTTACCTTGTAGTAAGTTCTACCATCAAGTACAATATTTTCAACTTCGTATACTGATGCACTTGCATCTCCTTGAACTATAGACTCATTGACAATTTTTTCAGGTTCACCTAATATTTTTTCGCAAATCAATACATCATTTACAGAATACTGTGCATCTGAGGGTTTGAATAGAAATTCTTGAGGTTTTACCAGTTCAACATTTTCTTTGTATAGAGTTCCGAATAAGATCTTGTACGCTTCTTCTGTTCCTTTAGAAGTATAGAAGTCTTTTGACTGTCTAAGGAAATTTGATATATTCAAATCTCCTGTAAATGATCTATCCTCAAACCCCGGAGATATTTGTGTCTTTACTTTCTTGAAAATCTTTTGTAAGAAGATATTACTTAGATTCTTGACCTGTGCATCTTCTGCATGAGTGCTAAGTCCCGATTTAGAGAATGTAAGGTACTCTGGAGCGTTTGTTTTCTCACTATTCTCAATTCCACTGAATCCTCTAACGCATCCTGTAAATGAAGTAGAACCTATACCTGTGTAAGTTATTATCTCATCATCAATTTTTAACAAACCAAACTTACTTGGCCACCCCTTAGTTGAATCAACGTATATTGTTTTAGAATACTTATTAACAAATTGGGCAGTTGATGTAAATCCAGTAAGATTATCTTTATTGAGAAAATCTACACTTTTGTAGTCAGTAAAATTCTCAGCAATATCAACTGGACCACCTTGAAACTCTTGTGATATGTAATATTGCTTTAGAAATGTTCCAAGTAAAGGATTGTCAGAATCTATTGCTTCAGGTATCTGACTTTCAATTACTTCATTTATTTTGACTCTGGATAGTGAGGTTTCTATCATTAGTATCCGCTACTGCTACTTGACGATGAACTTGTTGATGATGTTGATGATGTTGATGACGAAGATGTATTCACGGGCGTGATTGAGGTGAGAGTATCACGAATCTGTACACTATTTACTGAGTGAACAGAACCGGTCATTTTAGTGCCATCTGTCATGGTATGAAACTCACCATAATAAGGTTGACCATTCACATAACCGACTAATTTACCAACTCCAGATGAACTTGTTACAATAGCACCCCTTACCTTATTACCATTACTATAACTTGACTGTATATCAAATCTTGTTCCAGACACGTTTGCTCCAGACGAAATCAAATCCTGTCTCATTGTAAAATTACTCTTCTCGGTGCTGAGTTGTAAAAATAACTCTTTTCTTCCCAAAACATCATTTGATAAAGGAACTGCCTGTATCTCAATGATATTCTCTGGTAGAAGTGTAGAAGTTATGTTTACTGTGTTGATAATGATCTCACCTTTTGTATAATCAACAGTACCAAAGTTTGTTGACACTATTTCGACGTCTACAGCGTCTGTGAGTTTGAATAAGAACAGATTACCTATATTTGATCCTTCAACCACTTTATCGGCAATGTAGACCGTTCCATCGACTCCTGAGACACTGAATCCTGTACTCTTGATATTGTAAGAATCTAATTCATGATAAAATTGATTGTCAAAACATAATTCATACTGTGTGAAGACATTTGTCAATGCCTTTAGATTTCTTCTGATCAACACATTAGTGATATTGGATGTAATAGAGTCATCCACACCATCAATGACTGATGTCATTTTAGAGTATTTGAATCTACCACCAAACTTATTCAATTCACCAGATTTAGCATACTGTTGTACTGCATCAGTTACATTGGTTCTAAGAGAATTAGAGTCTCCTACAAAGTTTGTGTTGTAGTAGATGTATGAATCTAATTCGACATATAGGAATTTGAGGTCTATGAAAGATGGTACAATTCCTGCCACACTATAACTCTTCAGCGATTTCAATAATGATGTCTTCGTAGAGTCTGCTAAGAAGTTACCGTTTCTTGGTTTTGCTGCGATAAAGACACGACCATATTGAGGTGGATTGAGGTCTTCTCCGCCATATGCACTCACTGATTCAATGTTTGGGTATATTGAAGGAAGCAATGCTTCATAATCTGTAGCAGTAACCGCACGATTCTGTGCTGCAAATCTTCTAGGAGCGTAATTTCTGATACTTTGTACGCTTTCTATATCATCTCCATTCTCAGAAGGCGTCAAAGTACGTAGTTTTACGACAGCATTTGATACGAGTGCACCGTTTTCATCTTTTACTGCACCTACAAAGTTAAAGAATGACGCACCATTACCTTCTTTACCATCAGTTTTGATATAAGTTACTCTTATTACATTCTCAGATTCTAATTTTTTACCAAAGATACCATCGCCAAATAATACCTCATATCTCTCATCACTTGTCTCCTGTAGCAAAAATGTATTAGATGTTGATGTGATACCAACTATACTGTCAATTGCTTTGAACTCAGTTTCAATAGTGCTTGATGAATTTTCTTTGATGTACACTCTGATTGTAGATGTATCAATACTATCATTAGGTAAAATATATCTCTGATTCGCTTGTGATAGATTTACAGTCCACTGTTTCTCTAAAAGTTGACCTTGATATATTTGAAGAGCACCGTTTGCTTCTCCAAAGTTAGAAGCAGCAGTCACTCTATCTGGTAATGAGTATGTAAAGTTAGTTCCATTCAAACCAGAGTTTGCGAAGACTCCTTCTTCAATACTTATTGATGTATTTGTAGTTGATAGTCCACTTACATTGACAGAAACAGTTGCTACAGCAGCACGTTTCGATCTAGGTACATATCCTATATTTCTTGCAAGTGATACTACGTTCTCTCTAAGTGTTGCTGAGTCTATGAATGACTCATTTGCAACCATATTAGTGTTATATGCTGTAATGTAGGTATTATATGCTAACGTATTGATGAGTACGGACAGATTAGATCCCTCAAAGTCAAAATCTGTGAATTGAGAATTTTGTCTCAGATAATCTTTGATTGAAGTCTTTATATCTTCAAAGTTGAGATTTGTGAATTGATTGAGAGCCATTATAGTCTAGTCGGTTCTAATATGAAGTTTATTGTTTGCATTGGTAACGACAAACCAACGATGTTGTATGATATCTCAATATCTAAAGAATTCTCATCAGGTCTAGAGTTCACACTCACATCTGTTAGATCTACTCTAGGTTCAAAGTTTGTTATAACAGTATCAATTTCAGTAGCAATCGGATCAATAAAATCTGAGTTGCCTAATTCAAATAATGCACCTGAAATACGGGTGCCAATGTCATCTCTAAAAAATACTTCACCAATCTTTGTCCTAACAAGATTCTGCACAGCACGTTTGATCGCATCCTCATTCTTTAGAGGAAGCAAATCATTTGTAACAGGGTGACGTTTGAAGGATAATGAAATATCCCTAAAACCTCTTGATATTTTGCTGAGAGGCACTTTCTATACAATACTCGTGTATTTAGTGCTATTTAGACAGTTTCTAAGAGTTATCTCTCGTCAGACTTATGTATCTCACTAAAATGATGATAATACATGTCATCTATATCTGCCATCTCAAGTTGTCTATCTTTCTGAGTCTTCCAAAAATATTCTTCCTGATCACCAAGACCTAGGTTATCATGCCCATTCTCAACCTGATAGTAATCTGTAGAGACTTTGAAGTCAGGCACTTTAGGTTCTGGGGGTGTTAGACTATTATCATAGATTCTCATTCTGTTATTAGGGTACAGAGCAAACTGACCGTTGTTCAATGCTATGAGATTATGTGACTTGTGTTCCGAAGGAGTTTCAGCAGTAGAACAGTCAATGCTATCTGCAGAGTCGTGATAGTTGTCCAGTGTACAGATGTATTCTCC